CGGAGGCCGTACACCCCTAACAATATCCGAAGTATTACAAAACTCAACTTCTGGCTATGAATCCTCTCCTACATCCTTGACACCACAAGGTAACATGGCTGGTCATGGCATTGCCGTAGGAAACTCCAACAGGTTCAAACGGAGGTTTGAAGAACATGGTTACGTGATGGGCTTAATGTCAGTATTACCAAAAACAGCATACCAAGACGGCATACATAAGATGTGGACACGTGAAGATAAATTCGACTACTACTGGCCAGAGTTCGCCCATCTTGGAGAACAGGAAGTCCTCAATCAGGAAATATACGCAGACTTTAACGAAGCGTCACCCGGTCAAGGTCAAGACACATTCGGCTATCAATCCCGAGGTGCGGAATACAAATACGGTGTAAGTACAGTTCACGGAGACTTCCGGGACGATTTAGCCTTCTGGCATATGGGACGACAATTTACAAGCAAACCAGCCTTAAACGCTAGTTTTGTAGAATCAGACCCCACAACTCGCATATTTGCAATCACCGATGAAGAGGAAGATAAAATTTACGCTCAAGTTTATAATAGTATCTCTGCTCTGCGTCCAATGCCGTATTTTGGTACACCAAGACTCTAAAGTAGAAATCAAAATGGAACGAATCAGAACCCCCTACAAATACCGGAACTATAAACGGGACAAAGAAACGCCAGATAGTGTATCTCTAACTGTACCTGGCGAAAGCACCCCGATCCGTGAATTGCTTAGACGGCATGCTGGCGGTATAATAGATATATCAAAAGGAAATCACGGCTACTATTCCGAGGACCCGGATCATGATGATCCGGATATGGAAAAAATTGCTAGGTCAGATATAGTCGACCAAAACAATGCACTAGAAAAAACGGTAGAAATGGAAATCGATAAAGCTATCGAGACGAAAAAGTCATCGAAAAAGCAAAAGGAAAACGACGAAGCGATAACGGACGAAGTTCACGAAGAATCAAAGAGCGACGAAGTATCAACTGAAGCGGAAAACGATGACAAGTCACAATAACATTTCCCGATTAAAAGAAAACCGAGCTAAGGCCATCCCTATCATGGCCTGTCTCGGCTCTTTAATGATGTCCCCCCTCCGGAGGGAGGAACCGCCGTTGCTCGGCGGCTTCCGGTCGGGGGGATTCATCATTCAATCTAACTATGGACAAAATTAGATATATGCAATTTTCACAGCCGGGGCCCCAGTTGACGGTCTACTAGATGTCAACTGGAGAACTGACACCAAAACCGGCTAAAAGCGATTTTCAAATTATTAAAAAAATACAATTATGGCCGCACCATGGCTAAAAGCAGCAGGCAAAGCAATAGGAGGAAATCTTCCAATATTCGGCAATATGATTACTCAAGCGATCGGAGCACGACAAGACCGACGAAACATCGAGGATCAGCAGGCCCATCAAATGGAAATGGCCGACTATCAATATTCAAAAGACCTCGAAATGTGGGAACGTGCAAACAAGTACAACGAGCCTTCACAACAAATGGCCAGACTACGTGAGGCAGGTCTCAACCCCGCTATGATCTATGGATCAGGTGGAGCAAAAACAACAGCAGCAACACAGCTCCCGAAATACCAAGCACCCCGGCCCGATTACTCGGCTCGCAGAAATCCCCTTGAAGCATTAGGAGCATTATCTATGTATCAGGATGTAAGGTTAAAAGATCAGCAAATAAGTATTGCAACAGAGGAAGCACGGAAACGAAAAGCAGAAGCCGACCACGCCGGGCTTTACTATACTGCCCGGGCTGGCGCACTAGGCGAAAGCCACTTACTGAAAGCAACAAAACGAGCATGGATGTTCGGCAACAGAGACGCAGGCGCTAAACTCTTAGGGTATAAATGGTCTGGTGACGCAGGTCCCAAAGCTAGAGCTTGGCAAGTATTTGACCAAGAATTAGCCGCAAACGTAGCAGCAACACAACGAAGTACAGCAGCGGCAGCATTATCATGGTCGCAAAAACAATATCGAGATTTGGAAAACGATTGGTATACCGGACGACTAATAGGTAACTGGGCTGCCAAAATAGCACAATGGCTCCCCCTAGGTAAGGCATGGAAAGCCGGACGACTAGGAAACCTAGGCAAGCCCAAAATTCCGTTATACGGTAAATATGCCTATCCCTATAAATGGAATCGTTAAAAAATTCATACATTAGTCATATGATATCATACGATTTACTCATTTCAGCTATGGCCGCCACTTTATCCGTGGCCTGCCTGGCACTATTATTTCATGTATTATTCACTAAACCAATTCAATCATGGCCTTCCGAAGACGAAGCAGAAGTAGACGACGAACAAATTACCGCAGACCGATTAGGTCGTATTCCCGACGTAAAAGAAATACACGTAGGAGACGTGGAATCCGGACTTATCACCCATCCCGAGGCGGAATAAGGCTATAATCATGTGTATAAAACCACTCACTTTAAAAGATAGGGTTGTCGAGTGTGGTCAATGCGCTGAATGCCGTATCAAAAAGTCCCGGGAATGGGCCTTCCGAGTAGAACAGGAAGCAAAAACCGCAGACACCGGAGCATTCATAACATTAACTTACGACGAAACTCATGCCATCTGGATCGACCATCCCGACACGGACGAAACATATACGACGCTGGATAAAAGTGATTTTCAAAAGTTTATGAAAAGACTTCGCAAGGAAATATCAAAGACTCATGATGTAAAACTAAGATATTTCGCATGCGGTGAATATGGGCCCTCTACGTCGAGGGCTCATTATCACGCCATCATATTTAACATTCCGATAGAATATAAAAATCAAGAAACCATTGAACGTGTATGGTCTAAAGGATTTGTAACCGTTCTTCCTGTGGAATCTAAGTCTATTAGGTATGTAACAAATTATATGATGATGAAAGACGACAATTTAAAAAAAGGACAGTTAAAACCATTTACCCTTATGTCCCGGAATCCGGGACTTGGTCAATATTACCCCTATGCTAATGCCAAAACTCACCGGAAGACCTTTAGCCCTTTACTCAACGAGGCTACACAGAATAAACGCCCACTTATCCGCTATTACGCGGACCGCATTTTCCCGGGCCACCTGCAAGCCAATTACCGTGAAATGAAGGAAGAATATTTCAAACCATTTCACAATGAGCAACTTAAAAAGGCAACTGAGGAAGATCCACTCGACCCGGCATCAGTAATCAAACGAAAAAAATTAGAGAAACTCCGAGCGATAAGAGCCCGGCAAAAAAAACGTAAGCTATGAACATGTTTTCAAGGAATGCTAAACCTCGCATAAAGAGGAACAAATTTAACCTCTCACATGAGAAAAAAATGTCCATGAATATGGGCCTTATCTATCCCACATTGTTACAAGAAACATTACCCGGTGACTCCTTCCGTGTAAATTCAGAAGTGATGATGCGGTTATCACCTATGATCGCTCCAATGCTGCACCGTGTAAATGTGTATATGCATTACTTTTTTGTACCCCTTAGGCTAGTATGGTCAGAGTGGGAATCGTTCATTACCGGAGGTGAAGACGGTGACGAATTCCCGACATCCCCCTTCATATACATTGACTCCGAAAATAGTGCCTACTTTGGTAAGAAAACACTAGCGGACTATATGGGACTACCAATACCCCCAGCAACGGTAACACAAGGTTTCAAAGTATCCGCCCTTCCCTTTAGAGCTTATCAAACCATCTGGGATGAATACTTTAGAGATCAAAACCTTGCTAATAAATCAACCTTTACAACTGGATCAGGTGAAATAACAGATTTAGCAGAAATAGCACGATTAACAACTATCAGAAAAAGAGCTTGGGAAAAGGACTACTTTACATCGGCTCTCCCATGGTCACAACGAAGCCAAGACGAGGTCGAGCTACCGACGGATATCAGATACAAACCATCAAGTGAGGCGGAATTAGCGCTTGGAGGTTCACCCGGAACTGGCGCTGTAAATATAAACGGAGCCGACGTATTAACAGACCATACCGGAGCCGAAATACATATAGACAACATTGAATCGTTAGGTATTACCATCAATGACCTTCGGAGATCAAATAAATTACAAGAGTGGTTAGAGCGACAAGCAAGAGGCGGTGCCCGGCTTACTGAGACGATTCTAAGCCACTTTGGCGTGAGATCGTCGGATCAGAGACTTCAACGTCCAGAATACCTAGGCGGAGGCCGTACACCCCTAACAATATCCGAAGTATTACAAAACTCAACTTCTGGCTATGAATCCTCTCCTACATCCTTGACACCACAAGGTAACATGGC